TAGGTTCAGAACTATTCCATCGTCGTAACGCACCAATGGGAGTGGCTCAATATGCAACATATGACGGAGCACCGTTAAATACTGCAAGAGACCCTCTCGTTGGTGTGTATCCTTTACTTAATAGATATATGGTGAGATTCGGATGAATTTAGCGGGAGTAAGAACAGAACTAGAAAGTGCCATCGTTCTTGGTGGTATTTCAAAAGTCTACAAGTATGTGCCAGAAAGACCAAATCCACTTTGTGCGATTATGGAACCTGATACTGAGTTCATTACTGTATATGAAAACCAATATGATGCAGATTATGCAACTAATTGGAAAGTATTAATCCTAGTACCTTATGCAACTAACGAAACAGAAACAGAAAATCTTGATGACACACTTGATACTCTTATCCCTGCAATTTGGGAATACACTTCAGCAACAACATTAACCGTAGATAAGCCATTTATCCAAGAGGTAAATGGTGCTAGGTTTTTAGCAACAAACATAAAAATTTCAATAGATATAACAGGAGGAAATTGATTATGGCAAGAATTAAAGGCAAATCAATTATCTTTGAAGTTGACGGAACCGAATATGCAGGTGCAGTGAGCAATGTAACATTCTCATCAGCAGTTGGAACTTTGGGTTTTGGCGACTACACAGATAGTCTAGATTTCACATGTGCAGTCACTGGTTTCCAGGATGTACAAGCAGCATCACTATGGTCTGAGTTGTTTGACAACCCAGGCGCACAGTTATCAATCACATACGCACCACATGGAAACGCAACACCAACTTCTACACAGCCACACTTCACAGCAACTGGCTATGCAGAGACTGTTCCTGATCTTGGTGGAGCAGCAGGCGAATTCTTCGTTTACGACTTGAACATCATCCTTGATGGCAAGCCAACACGAGTAGTTGCATAATTTGTCATGGCAGAGGCTAATATATCTATCCAGGGCGTTAAGGAAGTCACAGACTCTCTTAATAGAATGGCTAGAGATTTAGAATCAAACTTAGACCTTAATAAAGAACTAAGTACGACTCTAGCACAAAAAGCCTCTGCCTTGGCACCAAGATTAACTGGTGCTTTGGCTTCATCTGTTCAGGGTAATCCTTCAGCAGAGAAAGCACAAATCTTAGCAGGTGGTGTAGGAGTTCCTTATGCAGGTGTCCAAGAATACGGATGGCCTGAGAAGAACATAAACGCACAACCTTACCTAAGACCAGCAGTACATAACAACATGGGTTACATCATTGAGAAGTACAATGACAGTATCCAAAAGGCAATAAAGAAGTACGATTTAAACTAACAGGAGGCAGTAAAATGGAAAACTTTGATTTAATGCAAACCCTCAAGTGGAAAGAACTTGCAGAGGTTGAAGAATATTTAGATTTACCAATGGATGAATGGACTGAAGGTAAGTCCAAAGCCAAATTAGCATTCGCTATGCAATATATGATGGCAAAGCGAACAAACCCATCCCTTACAATAGAGGATGCAGAGAATATGTCAATCCAAGAGTTGACTAATCTTGCTGGAGTTGAGTTCACTGTCCCAAAAGAAGTGAATCCAGCCTAACAAGAATGGCGGAATTCTGTGCAGAAACAGGATATACGCCAGATCAGTTTTGGGACATGACGCTGGAAGAATACGGTGCAATTGTGACGGCACTTAACAGGAGGAACAAGAATGGCTAATCAGATAACAATAGATATTGTTGCTCAAACCCAAAAACTTACCTCTGGGATTAATGATGCTAATACACAGATTGACGGCATGTCTTCTAAACTTAAAGGCGCTGCTGCTGCTGCAGGTGCAGCCGCTTCTGCTTTTGTGCTTAAGCAAGGTGTTACATTTTTAAAACAAGGTATTGATGAGGCTAAAGAAGCCAAGCAAGTAATGACAGAAGCCACCACAACATTTGGTGCAGGCTCTGAAGCACTTGCAAAAATAACTGCTGATGCTGAGAAGTTTGGTAAAGCAATTGCAGTTGACAATGATGAAATTCTTAAACTTGCTACACAGTTAGGTGCTCGTCTACCTGAAGATTCAAAGGCATTGTCTGCAGAGTTAGTTAATCTTGCTCTTGATGTTGAAGCCTTTACTGCTGGTGCTCTTTCTGCAGAAACAGTAACTGGCAAACTTGCCAAAGCACTTGCTGATGGTGAATTAAAAGCGGCAGACTTAGAAAAGATTGTTCCAGGTCTAACAACTGCAGTATATGACCAAGCAGAAGCATTATCAAAGGCTGGAAAGAATCAAGAAGCCTTGACACTTGTTATTGATGCAGCACAAGCAAAATATGGTGATGCTGCAGAAAAGAATGTAACATCAACACAAAAGTTTGATAAAGCACTTGCTGACCTTAAAGAATCTGTTGGTACAAAGGTTTTGCCAATTGTTGAAAAGTTTATAACCGCATTAACAACAGTAATTGATAAGTTTTCTGCATTACCAGGGCCAGTGCAAAATGTTATCCTTGCAGTTGCTGCATTAGTTGGAATTGGTGGACCTCTTCTTACATTTCTTGCATCTGCCAAGACAGCAATGGTTACGCTTGGCTTAGTTAGTACAACATCTGCTGGAGGGATAGGTGCAGCAACAATAGCAACTAATTTACTTAGAGTTGCACTTGCAGGTTTGGGCATTGGACTTGTTATTGCAGCAATTGTATTGCTTGTTCAAAATTGGGATAAAGTTACAGGGGCAGTAAAAAATGTTTGGGAAACCATTAAAGAATATTTACCAAAGGCTTGGGAAAAGGCAAAAGAATTTGCTGGTAAGGTTGTTGGTTTTGTTAAAGATGTAATTCAAGCATATTTAGAATTGCCAGGCAAAATGTTTAACATTGGTAAAGATATTGTAATTGGACTTTGGAACGGTATACAAAATATGGCTGCTTGGCTCAAAGACAAAGTAGTAGGATTCTTTAAGAATCTTCTACCTGATTGGGCTGAGAAAGCATTAGGAATTAAATCTCCATCAAAGGTGTTTGCAGACATTGGAAAGAATATAGTTAGTGGTTTGGCAAGCACATTTAATATTGGAACTGCTGCTAAGGCTATTACAAAACCAACAACTACTGTGCCAAAACTAACTTCATCAAACACAATATCAACACAGAAGCCACAAGTTAATATTACAATCAATGCAGGACTTGGAACAAATGGCCCAGCGCTTGGTCGCCAGGTATCAAGTGCAATTAAACAATATGGCAAGGTAAGTACGAAAGCGGTGGCCTTCGGTGCTCGTTGAACAAGTATTTAAAGTATATCTATATCCAGACCCAAAAACTGGATTTTATGATAATAATTTTGAAGAAGGCGAAGATATTACTTCTGGAATACTTAATGTTGACATTATTCAAGGTAATGAAAATTATGAAGGACCTTATCAACAAATAGATACTGGTCAATTTACAATTGTAAGTCGCAATCCAAACCTTGACCCAAAAATTAATACTAATTTAAAATATAATTCAAGAATTGCATTTGTTGACACAAGAACTGGTGAATTTTTTAGAGGATATGTAACAAATATTGATGTTCAATATCAAAGAGATGATGACCCAATCATTACTATTACTGGAACAGATATTTTTGGCGTAATGCAAAGAACTCTTGTAAATGAAGCACTTCATGATGAAATAATTGCATTGGCAGATTCAGACGCATGGGACGGAGTCACCTTTCAAGAGTTTGTTAATCTTGATTCATTTGTTGCATTATTTAGTGCAAAATATTTAGAAGTAGATAGTATTGCTCCTGCAAATTATCCTGCACCACGAGGCTTTGTATTTTATGTTGCTAGCAAAGAGGGAGTTCCAGGATTAGATACCAGCATTGTGCCAGAAGCGGGACTTATGGGATTTGCTCCAGCAAAATACATTCCAGAAGTTGGAGAAACTCTTTTAGATGTAATTAATAAATATGCAACAACAAATCTTAATTCATTGTTTCCAAAAGGACAATTTGGATATAGTTTTATAGAAGTTTATCCATTTGTCAAATATAATGGATACTATTGGACACCTCAACAAGACCCAGAGTTACAATATCCAACATATCAGTTTAGTTCTGATCCTGCAGACGGCAGACCTTACAAAACAATTTTAATTGATAATGGCTACAATAGAGTAACAAATCAATTAGATATAAATAATGAATATAGAACAGTAACTCTTCCTTCAAACATAATCTCACACACAGATATTTTTGGCCCTTATGCATCTAGCGAATCCATAGAAGATTATGCTGTTACTCAAGCAAGCGTATCAACAATTTTCTCAGAAACACATCCACTATCATTAAGTTCTTTGGCAAATGGTTTTGCTACAAATGTATTTCAGGTGGTTGGCACTCCATCAGATGAAATACAAAAAATTACTTTTGATAACGCAAGATATGAAGATATTGAAAACGAAACTACATACAGCAATTATGTTGTTAATAATTTTATAAGAATAAAGCATCAAATTAATCAATCTTTAACAATTGATAGATTTTACGATATTGCTGGCATTACACATAATATTACTCCAGATGAATGGGAAATGGGATTTACATTTAAACCATCACAACAGGAAATTGCTTACAACTACCAGGGACAAGTTCCTACTATCCAAATGAACTCTTTAACTGGTGATACAAACTTTAACTTTACCGCAACAATTGCGAATTATCCAACACAAGATATTCAAAGTGTTATTTGGGATTTAAACCAAATAGATGCTAATGAAGAAGCATTTTATTATCAATCAGTTGTTACTGGAGAAAAATTTAAAAATGGATTAACAAGAACTGGATTAACACAAACATGGAACTTTGATGATGATGGCATTCTTGCACCATATTCTTTTAATCCTGACAGAGGATTTCCTGGAGAAACAGATAATCGTTATGGTGGTTATGGCCCAGGAAATTGGTATGTAACTGCGTACATTACATTAACTAACGGATTTACAACTATTGCTCAACAACAGTTAGTTGTTGGAACTCCTGAAGTAACTGCTAATTTTGGATGGGCTCAAAACCTTTCATCTGATTACGGTCAAGTCCAGTTTACAAATACATCAACAAATCATGAAACTGGAGAACCAGACTCATACTTTTGGGACTTTGGAGATGGAACAACATCTACATTGCAAAATCCAGTAAAGACTTATAATCCAGCACCAGACCAAACTCAATATACTGTTAGTTTAACTGTATTTGCTTATTCAGGTGATTTTCTTACACCAACAAAAGTTTATAATACAAAAACATCTACAATAACATTAGTTCAGCCAGTTATGAACCCAAACTTTATATTTACAGTTTCAAATGGTTCTTTTGTTCAATTTATAAATACATCAACCAATGTTGGATTTGCAGAGCCAGACGCTTGGTTCTGGCAATTTGGTGATGGAACAACATCTACTTTAAGAGACCCATCAAAAAATTATACTGGGCCTGAAGGACAAACTACTACATATAATGTTACATTAACAACTAGAAATATTTGGGAACAAACAGCATCAATTACTAAGGCTGTTACAGTTACTCCTCCATTTACAACTGGAACCTTTCCAGTCCAGATGTTAAGAGTTAGACCTTCTGCACCTATTTCACGCAATCCAGGAACAGTTCTTATGCCGTACATGTATTTCTTAAAAGGAGTATCAAGTGATGGACAAACAAACTTATTAAATAGCAAACCAATGAACCTAGAAATGAGTTTAAATCAAATTTGGAAAAATGCAGGCGGTGCAACCTTTGCAACTGGTTCAAGTTTTGAGGTAAGTACTTTAAATTTAACAAGAGACCCATTAAATACTCCGCCTGCGGGATATGGAGCATCTTGTTCTGTTACTAATACTAACAGTTCCTATTGGACCTTTGAAACAACTTTTTCGCCTTCAATTTTTGATTTAGAAGAACTTAGTTTAAGTCTTAGAGATGTTACAATTGCAAGCACAGCACAATGGCAAACTGCTTATGTTGATGTATGGCTTCCTGAATGGGGCTGGGTTCAAATTGGATTTTTCCCAATAGGAAGAGGTCCAGTTGGAAATAACATATTAGGTGCTTCTCCAGGTATTACAGAAAGAGTACAAAAAATTGTAAAAAATAAAGTATTACCTTTAAATTATTTTAATTTTACTTATAATTTTACTGGCAATAATTATACTGCAACCTTTAGTCCCGTAGTTTCAGGACCTTATAGTTGGCTTTTCCCTGGCGGAGTAACTTCAACAGCAACAAACCCAACATTTACATTTGCTAATCGTGGTGTACATTATGTAACTCTTACTACACCAGCAGGAACAAGAAGTGAAGAAATATATGTTATGCCTGTTTTTCCTTATAACTTTAGATATATAAGAATTAAACAAAAACTTCATGATGGAACACATCAATGGGA